CTATTAAAGGCAAGTAATCAAGTTGCCAAAGAAAAAGGCAAATGTGAATACTTTAATAGAACAAAATATTCCGATGGTATTTTACCTATAGACACTTACAAAAAAGATGTAGATGAAGTTGTAACTAGAACTCTAACTTATGATTGGGAGTGGTTAAGGAAAGAAATCAAAGAGCACGGATTAAGACATAGCACACTCTCTGCTCAAATGCCATCTGAATCATCTAGCGTGGTCTCTAATGCTACAAACGGCATAGAGCCACCTAGAGATTATTTAAGTGTTAAGAAATCTAAAAAAGGTCCACTTAAACAAGTTGTACCAGATTATAAAAGATTAAAAAATCATTACACTTTATTATGGGATATGAAATCTATGGAAGGTTATATAAATATAGTGTCTGTAATGCAAAAGTATTTTGACCAAGCCATATCAGGCAATTGGTCATATAATCCTGAACACTTTGAAGATGGTCAAGTGCCTATTTCAGTTATGGCACAAGACTTATTAACAACTTATAAATTAGGTTGGAAGACCTCATATTATCAAAATACATATGACGCAAAGAAAGACATTGATGAGCCATCACATCCAGTTGGTTTCAATGATAATGTGCCTGAAGATAATAAAACAAACGAAGTATTAGAGGACGAGGCTTGTGAGTCTTGTACAATTTAAATGTTTTTGTGTGCTAATGTTCCTCACATAGAGGTCTTTGTAAAGAAAGAATATCTTTACGATTTAGAAAAAGGTCACGGCGAACTTGTTGAAGGTGTATGGGTTACAGTTAAATCTATACAAGGTCGTGCTTTATATTTTGAAACATATTTACCAGAATATGGCGCTGTTTATGATAAATTGCCATTATCAGCGTTTGTATGGAAAAAAGATTTTGAAGGTGATTTAAGTTTAGAAGAATTAGAATTATGGGATTGTTTTAGTTATGACATTTCTGTTATTGAAAAAAGATTATTAAAAGGACAAAGAGCCAAGTATTTTGCTCCTAGTAGAAAATGGCACGAAGGTATATATTTATTTACAATAGATAGTTGTAATCCAGATAGTAATAGATTAAATACTACCTTTAGTGAAGTGCCAACTCAACACAAATCGTTTAATATTTTAAAATTAAATAACGGTTATTTTGCTGCTCAACCAAACAATCGTGTGTTGATTTTAGATAAATCATATACACCGAAGACTTTAAAGTTTCCAGATTTTAAAGTTTCTTCTATTGAGTATTCCGTAGAAGATAAGGTAAAACAAACCTTTGGAGATGAAACGGAGTTTTTCTACGGAGTAAAAGATGAAAAATAGCTTACTAATTCATAAGCACTTAATTGTTCGTGCTGAAGTTAACAATCCACCAAAAGATGTAGAGAAGTTAACAGAATGGTTAAAAGAATTTATTGAATCTATTACTATGAAAATTATGTTAGGTCCTTATGTGGCTTATTGTAATAATGAAGGTAATAGAGGCATAACAGGAGTAGCAGTAATTGAAACAAGTCATATTGCTATTCACGTATGGGATGAGCCAGTGCCAGCTTTAGTACAATTTGATGTGTACAGTTGTGCTGATTTTGATCCATATAAAATTGCTGAAAAGATAAAGCAAGATTTTGATGTTGTCAAAATAGACTATAAGTTTTTAAATAGAGAAACTGGTCTTAAACCTATAAGAATGAAAAAGGATAAGTAATACTAAATGGCAAAAAGTGTATTTAATAAAGATAAAAATTTAGACGCAACAAAACAGATGATGTTTTTTGGTCCAGATTTAGCCGTACAAAGATATGATAATATGAAATATCCTGTCTTTGATAAACTAAATCAACAACAGTTAGGTTATTTTTGGAGACCTGAAGAAGTGTCTTTACAAAAAGATAGAAATGATTATCAAACTTTATCTGAACAACAAAAATTTATCTTTACATCTAATCTAAAATATCAAACTATGTTAGATAGTGTACAAGGTAGAGGACCTTGTTTAGCATTTTTACCTTTTTGTTCTTTGCCAGAATTAGAAGGCTGTATTGTTACTTGGGACTTTATAGAGACCATTCATAGTAGAAGTTATACTTACATCATTAAAAATTTATATTCTGATCCATCTGAAGTTTTTGATACTATCATACAAGATCAAAAGATTGAAAATAGAGCAAAAACAATTACAGAAACTTATGATGATTTAATTAACCACGGTTATCAGTGGGCAATTGATTCTAAAAAAGTTGATATGTATGAATTAAAAAAGAAACTGTATAGAACTATGGTAACAGTAAACATACTTGAAGGTTTAAGATTTTATGTATCGTTTGCTTGTTCGTTTGCGTTTGGTGAATTAAAATTATTAGAAGGATCAGCAAAGATTATTTCATTTATTGCTAGAGATGAATCACAACATCTTGCTATGTCACAAACAATTATTAATAATTGGCGTGAAAGAGAAAATGACAAAGAGATGTTAAAAGTAATGAAAGATTGTGAGAAAGAAGTATACCAAATGTATGATGACGCATTACAGGAAGAGAAACGTTGGGCAACTTATCTATTTTCAAAAGGTTCTATGATAGGACTATCAGAAAAACTATTACATCAATTTGTAGAGTATATGGCAAATAGAAGAATGAAAGCTATTGGTTTAACGCCTGTGTACGACCAAAAGACTAATCCACTACCATGGGTAGATCATTGGTTAAATAGTCGTTCACTACAAAACGCACCACAAGAAACAGAAATAGAATCATATGTAATTGGTGGTATTAAACAAGACGTTAAAAAAGATCAGTTTAAAAAATTCAAACTATAATGATAGAGAAAAGAAAGAAAACTTGTTCCGATTGTGAAACTAAATATACTGTAGAATGGGATATAGATATACAGGATTTAGAACCATTAACTTGTCCGTTTTGTGGACACGAAGTGGTTGATTTAGAAGATGACGAAATCTGGACAAACGAAGAAGATAATTGGGATTGATTATAGTTTAACAAGTCCTGCTATTTGTATAGCAGATGAAAGTTTTGAGTTTAGTAAATGTGAATTTTACTACCTAACAAGTAAAAAGAAACATTTAGGTAATGTATATAAAAATATAACTGGTTATGAACACGAAGAATATAATGATCCAATTGAAAGATTTAAAAACATATCTACTTGGGCAATTCACAGAATTAACACTATTTCAAACATATGTGGAGAATTATCAATCTTTATTGAAGGATATTCCTACGGCTCAAAAGGACAAGCCATTTTTCAAATCGCTGAAAATTGTGGCATCCTCAAATACAGATTGTCTGAATGTAAACTTACATATGACCTTATTGTACCTAGTGTTGTTAAAAAGATGGCTACAGGCAAAGGTAACGCAGATAAAGAAAAGATGTATGAACAATTTACAAAAGATACTAAAATAGATTTAAAAAAAATATTTGATATGAATAAATTAAACAATCCTGTAACTGATATTATAGATAGTTATTATATAGCAAAAAGTGGTTATGAAAGTATTGAGATCAATAAAAAAGTGTAAGACACCTTTAGAATTAATTGAATTTGACATTAAAGATTTAATGTTATTGCCGTCCCAAAAATGGATACAAAAAAGATATCCTAATTTTAAATCTAGTATAGATAAAGTCGGTATGATTTGGCCGATAATTGTTACAGATGATAAACATTATTGGCAACACGAGAAAAATTGGCCGAAAGATGAAAACGGGCAGTATATACCAGGCAATCTTGTACATACAGGTAATAAAAGAGTTATTTGGGCAAAAGAAAATGGTTATACACACATAGAAGGATATTTTGTAAAAGACTTAATGGCTAAAAATAATTTAATAAAACAAACTTATATGGGTAGAACTGATTATCCTAGAAGTTTGCCACAATTCAAGGATCAGTATAAATGATAAAAACGGTCACATTTGGACAATCTAATTCAATCTCAAAAATGAGAGATGCTTTAACTGTAAAAAATGGTTTTTTTAATTATGATATTCCTATACAATATAATGACAACAAAGTTATTAATATGAAAGATTTGTATTACATTAATAATTGTGACGTAGTTTTATTTTTTGGAACTTTCGGAAGCAAACACCCTAAAAGACAATGGCAGCCAGACACTCAAAATAGACGACAAGCGTGGTTAGAAACTATCAATTCTTTTATATCGAAGTATTGTAAATCTATCAATAAAAAAATTATAGTATTTGAAACAGGTACTTTATGTAGAATTAGACAATCTATTTCAGGAACATCTCATTGGAAAGATGAAAAACCTTATTATTACAGAATGGGATTAAATCATTGGACATACGGCAAAGCTAAATTTGCTAATCCTAAAAAAGATATATTAAAAAAATACTTTATTAATAATCCTAATTATGAATCTCTATTAAGTAAACAATTTTACAATCATCAATGGAAAAATAATAAAGATGGTTACATATTAATATGTCCAGGATTAGAAAACGATCCTACTGCTACAAAACCAATAGATCAATTTGTAGAAGAAACTTATAATGAGATTAGAAAATATACTAATAGAAAAATAATAGTTAAACCTCATCCACATACAAGGATAGATTTTTCAAAATATGAAACAATACATAATAAATTAGAACCAGGTTGGAATAAATTATCTTTTAAAAACTTAGCAGATAAAATATATTGTGCTGTGTTAGATAATAGTACATCTATTTTTGAATTAACTTTTTTAGGTATACCTTGCTTTACAAACAAAGCAAATTTTGGTTATAAATTGAAAAATAATAATTTATCTAATATAGAGAATATTCATTATTGTACACCTGAAGAAATGAAAGAATGGTATAATGAAATGGCACACACAGAATTTACTTTAAATGAAATAGGAACAAATGAACATTTAGAAATTATAAAGGAGATGTTAACTTATGAATAAATTACCTCACTACCTAGGCGGACATAAAGGTAGAACACACATAGATACAGGTATA